ATGTCTTGCCCTCTTTCATCAGCAAACGTATGTTGCCAGAAATAGTCTTTTGTGATTTGCCTTTTTTTAGTGGCATAACTAAACTACAACTATGCTTACTATAACTATCACCACCCCATTAGGGGATATAGAAATACAACATTCTAAACAAACAGCAAAGGCTGTTGGCAATCAAAGGGCTGTTGATTTCTGGAATAATGATGTCGAAATGGGCTTATATGGTATTCATGGTCATTTGTTTGATAAAGATGACTGTGACATTGCAGACGTTATCAGTGCGGCTATGGATTCAGTGGGATTTAACAATGTAGAAGTCCCAGAGAAATCAAGGTTACAAGCTATTAAAGAATTAAAAAGTTATCCATCAGGCTATCCTATAGGCCCGTTGCCCTAGACATACCAACAACAATCTCAAAAAGATCGGGGTGTTGCATTAGTAATTTTGTCATTGACTCTGTACCAGCAAATCTTTCTATGCTCATTGATAAAACCTCAGATGGCTCAGTATCTAAAGTTATACCTAATTTAGAGAAATCATAAGGCTCATAAACTTTTCCCATGTAAGGAGAAATATATTCATTCACAAGAGCTACCTCATCTTTTCTGTAGCCGCCTCTTCGTATGTCATCAAGTTTGTACACAGGTTTTCCAAGTTTTTCTGTAGGTTTTTTAACAATAGAGGCTTTTTTATTCTCCATAGCATTAATAATTTTTTCTTTATCTGTAAAACCTTTATTAAGTTTCCATTCATTCAAGTATTTGTTTAACTTTGGATTAGCAACTTCTACTGAATGTGATATTTCATGGAAAGTAGTTGCCTTTCTAACATTTAAAAACTTAGAACCAACTTTTCTTGTTCTAGCACTCGCAGTCATTGACCCCTCCCAGAATTTATTTGATGCCCTTTGTGCCTTACCAATTTTTGTTATAGCTGGTATTCCATTTGCTGAATCTACAAATCCATTACCATTAAACATTCTTATGTACTCATTGAGTTGACCACGCAGTTCTGTTTTTTGTGCAGCGTTAAAAGTAGTTATCTTTACATTTTTAATAAATTTATCTATTTGTGTGTCATTTAAAGGTGTATCTAGCATTTTATTTCTAAGTTTTTCAAGGCTGTTAGTAAAAGATTCTTTGTATTTTAGATAAGCATTTTTGGCTTTATCAAATTTATCTAAAGCTGCCATATTTGTAGCGGCCTCCTTTGCAGTTTTTACATATTCAGCGTCTAATTTTTTAAGTTTAATTACATCTAGCACTCCTACCTCTTCCATTAGTTCTTTACCAGCTTTTCTTAATTGGTCTGGACTTGAATCAACCAGCCTTCTTTCAAATCCAACAGGTTTTGCCACAGGTTTAGGAGTTTTTGTTCTGATAGTTATATCTCTGGGTTTGCCATACAATCTTTCCAAGTCCTTCAAACTTCTTTCGCTGCCATCTGTTCTTATCATCTTTCGCAACGCTGCCTGTCCAGAACCTTCTCTTTTTGCAAGCTTTTTAAAGAAGTTTACTTTGCCTTCATTACCTAAAGTTTTAACTTGCAGTTTTCTATCCTGTTGCAAAAGCCAGTTGCCGTATGGTGTTCCCTGCGGCACTCTCCCTGTAATACTTGGCCTTGTATCAAGTTTAGTCGCTGGCGGTTTTTCAAGGTTTGGATATTTCTTTTGCAGACCATCAAAGTCAACAACAGGGACAGTAGTTGATCGACAATTAAAGTGTTGAGGTGGTGTAGGGCCTTTGTTGTAATCAAATATCTGACCATCTAGCCTCTGACAAATCGGACTTGTTCTAGAGTCTAGCGTTGCAACATATTCATATTTCGGTGCGACCTTTTTATTTGCTGCATATACAGCCTGTGATGCCTGATTTGTAACTTGATTAACAGATGTTCTGACAATAGTTGAAATCTGATTGTTAGCTACTTTTGTTAGCTCTCCTCCAGCAAGTGCCAACTGCTTGACAGATAAAGGGCCAAAGTCTGCAAACTCAAGCCTACCAACAAGTCTCCTAGTAATCTGATCTAGTGACTCACCAGCAAACACTCCTGATCTGACCGCCAAATCTAATCTTTCTGCCGAAGATTCTGCTAAACCTCTAAATGCTTTGCTTACTGTTGTGCCATTTGGCAGCCTGATTGCAGCCCCTTGCGTAGCAGTAAGACTAAATTTACCAGAACCAAAGTTGACAAAATTATCTTCTGTAAAAGCTTTACTTGTAAAAATATTTACTTTTGATGGGTCAGTCATAATAACTGACTCTGCATATTTAGGACTTATTGCAACGCTATTGATAGGCACATCACCAGATGCTGTTACCTTTTTCAGTTCGTTTTCAATAAAGTCTTTCTGTAATATCGTCACCCCTTGAAGTTCTTTTTTGAAATCAATCGCAGATTTAGTTGACCATGTTGCAAGGCTATCTTTTGATTGTTTGATTATTGCTCTTAGTCTTTTCCTTGTCTGAGGTGCTATTACTACACCAGCATCTGCCGCTTGCTGTCTAAGATCAATCTGCTTAAGTTGTTTCGCTGCATTGACTATTATTTCGTTATAAGTAACAGCATATTTCTTTGCAACAGAATTACTATACCTATTGAGATCAATAGTTTCCCTAAAAAATACCTCTGGAGTGTCCATTTATCATTCTTCCTCTTGTTCCTCCTCTGGTTCTGGGTCAGGTTCTTCTGGTGGCTCTACTTCTGTAAGACCTCCCTGCTGTGTGCTTTCTATCTCCTCTTCAATATCAAAATCATCTGGCAAAACTTCTCCTGTAGATAATTGCTTGAGTAATGTTTCCTGACTGATAGTTCCAGCAGTAAACAATGTGAGCAATGATGTTATCTCTTGTGGTTCTAGTCTTGCACTTACAAAATCCCTGTTTACAAAGCTACTGCCAGCATTAGGTTCATTAAGATATTCGCTATGAAACTTCAAACAGTTATCAATAAGGTCTTGCATCTGCTGTGCAATGACCATCATTGTGCTGTCATTCTGCGACCTGTCTATCCTCTTGGCCTCTGCTGACTCTCCTACTAACTTCTGTCCAAGTACTGCGGCTAGTGACAATGTATTGATCTGTTCTGCAATATCTTTCAATCTTGTAAACTGGCTGTCATAGCTATCACCAGATGGGCTGATATATTCCATGCGTGACTCTGGTGGCAATGATAGTGCTTCATTAGGGCCTGTTGTTATCTCATCTGCATTTGGATAGCCAAAGACAGCAAGCATAGGAACAGAACTGATATGCAGAATATTATCCAAGTCAGATTGTATCTGATAATGCTTGAGGTTTAATTCTGCAATGTCATACAAAGGACTACGACTTTCGTAGTAACCAACTCTGTTTGAGTAAGCAATGGCAAAAGGAATCTTGTCCTTGATGCTCATTTCACCTTCATCAAATATTTTATATTCATTCTTTTTGTCATCTTTTCTATGAATCTCATATCTGCCCCTTTCCAATACTCTGATTTGTTTAACAACCTTGTCACCATACTTTCCATCTGGTTCAACAACCTGTTCCAATAAACGCAACTGTGTGAGTTGCCTTACACCATCTATGATCTCACTCCTAAATCCAAGTATGTCTTTCGGTGTGTACGTCACCCAGTATGGTCTGGCCTTGTCTCCTTCTTTCGGTGCATCAACAAGTACCCCAACATGACCAAAGCTGATTGCTAGTCTTGCTGTGTTGTATAACCAAACATTGAGATCATTACCCTCAAGGTCAACATCAAACAACTGTTCTCTTACCAAGTCAGATACATCATCAAGTCTTACTGGCTTTCTGACCAACATACCTGAGAGCATTTTTTCAATACGCTGCAAATATGGCACTACTGTTGATCTTGAAAGCCGAACGTCATATGAGTCATCAGTTTCCCTGCTCTCCTGTGGCAAGTATTTTCTATGTTCACTCCTGATCTTGTATGTACCTTCCTTCAAATCTGTTATCAAATCCCAGAACTGACTCATTCTTTGATAAGCAGCATTTGGACTGGCAACTGTAGTAGCAGCTTGTGTTATGGGCTGATTGTAAATATTTAGTGAGCTATACACAGTTTTGCCTCAATACTATCATGTTCTTAATATATTCTAATCCCTGTAGCTTTGCCCGACCTAGCAAATAATGGATTGAACTCTCTCCAAATGAG